CTCTTGCTTAGTTTCAAAGCAAGCTTGGTAGCTCGGCTGTATGTCTGGATATACTCTCACACTACAATTTCTATCCAAGTCTGTGCACAATAATGCTAGTACAAAATACATGTTGTGCTCCTTACGTTTTGAGTTCTAAAAGGAGAGTATACTAACATTCGTACCAACTTAATCTAAACATAGGGTTAGCGTATATATCTTCAGATAAACCTACGCACTCAGAAGGTACTCTACCTTCAAAGAAATAATCTATTAATGTGTTAGATATTTCCTCTTCTTGATCTACTATTTTATTTGTTATAACCACTTGGTGTTGTCTGGTATCCATTCTGCTGTCCTCTGGCTAAAGCTTACGTTTCTAGTTGTTAGTCTATCCCAATGCGTACGTAAAACTTCAGCGCATATAGCTAAGGATATAACTAAATCGTCGTAACATCCGGGTGCTGCCTCTGTTTTACCTGTACTTGTTGATATAAACTCTCTTAATTCTTGTATTAGTTGCGCTGATGGGATCATTATGTCTTCATTTTCTATAAGATTCTTTAAATTTCCTATAATTGCTGGTTTAGTACCTGATGTAGTCCTAAATCCTAGTCTAATACCTTCATCATTGCTTACATTTGCTATCTTTGTCTGCTTATATAGGTTAATATAGTCCATCGACTCCAACTTTTGCAAAGTTGCTATACCCATAGAGTTAGATTCTACGGCTAATAGCGCATTATTGTAGTATCTACCTAGGTAAAACAATAATTCTCCCCACATTGATGGGTCAATACGGTTATTTCTGTAGGTTGCTACCACTTCTCGCTGCTTATTCATAACAACACATGCAGAATAGTCTTGACCTACACCTAAACAGACGTCTGCACCTATAACATAAGGCTCTTCCCACTTAGGGAAGTCATATACGAAGAGGTTTCCTTCTCTGTGCTCGTCAAACATCTTGCTATGCGGGTCCCATTCTGATCTTCGCTGCTGCGGTCTGGGCAATAAGGCATCCAAGCGCTCCAGATTGAACACGTTAGATCCGCTAACAATAAACGCTTCGTCAGCTGTTGCTGGGTATTCTTGTTGAAACTTAAGTTCTCCGCCTTCGGCAATCTTAAGTCTTCTCCAATATAGTTGGTCATTGTTTAATCCATATTCTTCTACTAATTTATCTTCTTCTAGTGTTAATTCCATATCTTCAGGGGCCTGCCTTTGATACTCTGTAGTTAAAAACCAAGGAAGAAAAATTGGCATATATTCGTTCTCACCATTTAGTGCACCTTTCCATAATCTATAGAACTCTCCCTGTGCACCATTAGCTGTTGACTCAAGAATAACTTCAGTACCATCAGCTGCAGATATACCTTGAAACAAACCAGCTAAGATCTTCTCATCGTGTCCCCAAAAAGCTACCTCTGAAAGGTGCGCTATGGTAGGTGTTGTCCCTCTTCCCGCTTCCGGCGAGCCGGCGGTGTATAACCTATAGGATGACGTGGCGTCCTTATCAGGCATTGCAGGACTGTTAATAATAATCTCTTTAGCATTTGATCGTACCTCACTAGGGGATAATGTCCCTGACATTTGTTTAATTAAATTCTTAGACAACGCAAACAAAGCATCTGATGTAGCAGAGTCGTGGGCCATAACAACTGATCTAGCATAAGGAGTAAAGTAAGATTTCCAAAATACCCTACCAGCACAGTACGTTGATATACCTTGCTGCCTAGCTTTGAGTATAATAGCTCTAACCTTTCCAGTTTCTTTTAATTGTTTATTTAGTTTCTCTGTTATTATATGCTGACACTCATTTAGTTTAAAAGGAACAAAGCCTTGTGTGGCATCTTTAGTTATAATTTTAATTTGCTCTTCTGCAAACTTTGAAAAATCATTTTTATATTTATTTAGGTCCCCACGCTTTTGTTTTTCTTTTAGTATTTTTGAAATACGCTGCTTATCCATATATAGTACCCCTTGTTGTCCTCGAATATCTAAAAGGAGAGTATGGGTGACGCTGAGACAGACTGAATAAGGTAGTATAATTATTGGCAGTATACCACTTCTTACTTTTAGCCCCCTATTCCGCTTACACATGAATTTGCCCAAGAGCAAATTCTTATATACATTAATTTAATTTCAACTATCCAACCAATGAAAGGAACATCACATGGATAACCAACAAGAAATTATTAAATGCAAAATTAAAAAGCTAACCATCTTTCCTGGGAACAAAATAACTCCCAGGTGGAAGCTAGACATGGTAGGCATTGATACAAATAAAGGCAAATTCATAGCCTGCTTGTATCAACTCCCTCATTTTACCAAACTCTTGCAGGATGGTAAGACAGTAAGCCTTAAGGCTTCACCATGCTACTATAATGATAAGCTTAAGATGGTGAAGTAGGTAGGTTCTCCCGCAGAGGTCCGGCATCCGTGTCGGGCCTCTTTATTTTTACAGGACCGACAACAGACAAGGACACCCTGAGAGCGCGTAGGATGAGGCAGAGGGTGTCCTTTGGGGTCCTTTTGGATGCAGGTATTAGCAGTGATGGTTGGGAGACGGTAGGAATGGGGAGAATCGCGGTGGTCCTGCAGGGACAAACACCATTCTCTAAACTCTAAAATTGCCCAAGAGCAATTTTTTATATACATTTAATTCATTTTAATAAAGGAACACATCATGGAAAAATCATATGCAGTAGACATAACTATCAGCTACCTAGAATTCGAACAGGATCCTAACTCCTCAGCAACTCTAGTAACTGGTAGAAATAATAAGGTTACATGGAATTCTAGAATGACTAAGCGTCAGCTTAAAGCATTCAGTAAATCTCCTGCATTCGGAGCTGACTACATAGAAGTACGCGTAGCAATAGAAGGAGATCCTAAAGGTATGCATAGGACTATTAGTTGTTATCATGGAGGATATAATAAAGAAATCCATAATGACGATGGGACTATAACGTATTTAGGAAATGATAAAAGCTGGGATAAATTAAGATAACCCGTAAGGGTTATTCTTTCACCGGACCGACAGCCGACAAAGGTATACTCTCCTTATAGGGTGTGGGTCCGTAATATACTATAGATATACTCTATAGTCAGTAAAGATTCATAACGTCTATAGGAGGACACAACATGAATACAACAATACCACTATCAGATGAACACAACAATGATGATAATCCAGATGATCACAAACAGAGACAACTGGATAATCTTAAGAAATACATAGAAGAAGAAGATAAAGGAATCCTATAATGCTCTTAGCAATAGGATTTCTTATGATTTTTGTTTTTCTTTTGACAGGAATAAGTTCTCGCGAAAGAAGAATAAAAATGGGTCAGGAAAGAAAGCAATGGTTCGACTATATAGATCTTCACGAACTACGCGATCTCTTCAGACACAAAAAGTAAATTTACCCAAGAGTAAATTTTAACCTATAGCATTATGCTATGGCAATCAAATTAACATGACAAACATAAAGGATTATATCATGGAAAAACCTAGAAATTACCTAATACAAGGCGTATTCTTAAACTGGTGCCGTCTTGACAAACCTGTAAACCCATTCGGCACAGAGCAATATGAAGCTCAGCTCATGACTAATGATAAAGACAAAGCTGCAGAGCTTAAGGCTAATCACCTAAACGTCAAAGAGAAAGAACCAGGTGTATATACTGTATCTCTAAAGCGTAAAGCCAAACGTGCAGACGGTTCAGATAACGGCAAAGTAGAAGTTGTCGGCACAAAAGCATCTGATGTTATTGATGTACGTAAAATAGGAAATGGCTCAACTGGCAACGTTATTGTATGGCAGTATCCTTACGAAGCAATGGGCAGATCAGGTATCGCTACGTCATTGACAAAAATCCAAATCGTAGATCTTGTAGAATATACAGGTGCAAACGATGTTGATTTCGAAATGGAGCCAGAAACTGTTGTAGATCCTTCAGTTGATTTCAGCAAGCATCAGCCTGCGACTACTAAGACTGCAGATGAACTAGCAAAAGGAGATGAACTAGGCTTCTAAGAATGCTAAGCACCTAAGCATGTGATAGCTCACGTTGTCAAAGTCTATGTAGATTCACTACGACCTCTGGCGTGTATAATAAACTGCTTAAACCCAAGGAGACCGCTCTAACGATACACTTTATGTTCCTTTTGTGTATCGTTAGAGCATTTTTTTTGTAATGAAAGGATTTGCATGTCAATATGTGGAGAAATAGAGAATACACAGGCAACTATATTGTTGTATAAACAGAAACTTCGTAGATATTTAAAACAGAAAGAGGAGACTAAAAGCACTGACTTACACATATACTACGTTTGTAAAGGATTAATTACGGAATTACAACGTAGATCAATGCTCGAAGAAATAGCAACTGTAAGTAAATGATAGGACTTACGGTAAGCTATGCAGCAGTAATCATTATAGCAGTAGGCATAATAGATTATATAGTAAGAGCAAACCCTCCTGAAGATAAATAAAGGAAATAATATGGGAAAACATAAAGATGTTAATACACGTGAAAACGAAAGGTTAAACAATGTGGCAATAGAAGAACAAATACAAGTTTCATTCAATCCGAATGATCAAACAATCGTGATCTCAATCGACGGCAGAGGCTTACTCTTAGATAAAGAAGAAGCTGCTAAAGTATTTGTCGATCTAGGTCACATACTTCAAGATATAGAAAGGAATACAAATGACACTAGTAAATAAAGATACATGGATAACTACAAGAAATAGAGACATACATAGTGGCTACAGGTTTAGCACGTCAGATAAAAACAATCCTCACGTAATTTACTTACGGAAGAATGCAGCATACTGGAATGAAGTACGACGTAGAAATGCTAAGTTAAAAGGCACAGACCCTGATGTTATCACGGTAAGACTAATGCCTCGTGGTTCTCGTGTAGGTCCTTCACTAAAAGACTACGGCAATCGCAGAAGTTACGATTCATATCTACCAATGAAATATGGAACTCATTATGATGTATACGTATACGACACAAAAGACTGGTCAAGATGGACATCTTATAGTAATGGCTTTAACGATGGTATGGCAAAAGCTAAACAAGACATGATTAATAAATTAGATAACACTATTGATGCATTGAAAGGATTACAGAATGCAACAGAGTAAACCTATAGAATTATATGAAGAGCAAAAACTCTTCGCAACACCTGAGTCATTAAAAGATCTTATGGCTCACCCATTGATACAACAACAGTCAGGAAATATAGGAGCAGTTACATGCACAATGATGATGCACAACGTAATGGTAGTGGAAATAAACAAGATAATAACGTTATTGAATTCAGCTCTCGAAGAAATAGAGAACTTAAAGACTGGCAATTCACACTAAACGTATACCATAAGCCATCGAATGATAGTTATGAATTCAACATTACACAACCAGAAGGTGATGAGCTAGATGACTTCACAATAGCAGACATATTAGCTCGTGCAGCATTCAAAGTATCTCCTCATGATCACGAGGTAGCACCTGACTTAGAGCTCGAGCTAGGTAATGATGGCTGGGTAGAAGATGGAGAAGAATATGATGCATAAGAAACACTACGTTGCAATAGCTCAATGGCTACGTATACATGATATTCCTAATACACTAGAAAAACATGGTAAAGGACAAGCATTAGATTACCTTATACATGTAATACTAGCAAAAGATAATCCTAGGTTCGATGAGCGTAGGTTTAGAAAATACATAAATGCAGAAATCGATACTGAAGGTTTACTGCTTGATCTGTACTGATATTCAGGAGCAAAGTGTTACGGCAGCACGACGGATTCCAAATCCGTAGGACTGGGTTCAATTCCTAGTGCTCCTGCCAGAACTAATAAAAAACCCCTAGGTACCGTAATGGTATCTAGGGGATTTATTTTTGACTGACCGACAAAAAAAAGAAAGAATTATGCATCTTCCGTGTCATTTACAAAACCTTTCAGAGCCTCGTTAATTTCATCGTCTGACATATCGTCAACCGACAACTCCTTAGTAGTCTGGTCTATACGTGCTAACTTAGGCGACTCAAACTCAGCTAAACTTTTAGCTAAATCAGCAGCAGTATCAAAGTCGTCCTCTGATAACGCTTTATGCATAAGAACCTTAAGAACATCTAAAGACGTCATATCGTTATCTTCGACAACATCTTTCTTAAACGTCTGCCAATCTTCTACAGAAATCCTAAGCTTTTCTCTTGCAGCTTTGTTAGCTTTTCTAGCAATAACAGAGTTTCTCTGAGCAGCCTGAGCCTTCTGGGTATCAAAGAATGGCTTTAAGTTCTTTAAACTATTTGGATGGGAACTCATATTAGTATACTCTCCTTATAGGAAACTCTATTGATCAAAACACCCAAGAGTGTTTTGTTTTATAGAATTTTATTAATCATATTCTCTAAAAGGGGAGTATAAAACAAAGAAAGGGCTACATATGATGGCAAACTCTAAAAACTTAGATACTCTAGGTATATCAACAATACTAGGAGCATCGGAGATAACAGCTTCTAATGTACTGCGTGAAGCGGCAGACTTAAAAGACTTAAAGTCTAAAGACTACCAAGGCAGTACATGGTCGGAAGATGATTACTTTCCATTTGGCGCACAAAGTTACATACACATGATACATACTAAGTATTTACGTATGCGTAACATTGCAGAAGGTGAACAGAAAACTAACTTCGAAGCACTTGATGATACTCTTATAGACATGGCAGTATACTGTTGTATGTATGCAGCTAAAATTAGAAGAGATAAGAAAGACCAAGAAGACTTTGTGCAGTTTGAGAAGTCGCGAGGTTATAGTCAAGATGGCTAAATACGAATCAAGTACTGATTTTATAGAGTACTACGATGTTAACGTAACTATCGAGCGTACTTATAGAATAGCAGCTGACTCAGCAGATCATGCACTAGATAATTTTGCTGAAGGCAGATATGATCCTAAAATAGATCTTGTAAAAGAAAACGTTTATTCAGAAGTGGACAACAACTAATGTATAGAAACTACTATGTAGAAGATATAAAGACTGAGTTTAAGCATATGATGGATAATGACCAGCTTAGACACGGTATGTTAGAAATTAGAGGTGCAACCTTTATAGCTGATCAACCATGTATGTTTGGTAGACCAAATCAAGAATATATCGATGCAGAAATACAGTGGTACGAATCAGAAAACAAATCTGTATATAGGTTATTTGATATATACGGTAAGAAAGTACAAATCTGGGAAAATGTAGCAGACGAGTACGGTGAAGTTAACTCTAACTATGGCTGGTGTATATACTCTAAAGAAAGAGGTAATCAGTTTATAAATGCGTATCGTCATCTAATAGACGATCCGTATACACGTCAAGCAGTACTTATTTATCAACATCCAGACATGCATTTGATAGCAGGTAAAGACTTTACTTGTACGAACATGCAGCAGTTCTTTATTGTAGATAATAAGTTAGAATGTGTAGTACAGATGCGTTCGCAAGATGCAGTATTTGGCTACAACAACGACATAGCATGGTTTAAACATGTACAAATGAAGATGTTAAATAAGATAAATGACATGAGAAAACTTATAGGTGCACAAGAATTATCTCTTGGTCCTATAACTATGCAAGTAGGTTCATTACATGTTTATCCTAGACATCAACATTATGCAGAAAACTATGTAAGTTAACTTTGAGGGCACTTGGAGTAAAACATGAGTGATAACAAAGATGATATGGGACCTGGTCCTGAACTTACAGATGACCCGTCAGACGACTGGTCTAAACACGTAGATAAAATACCTAAAACAAAAGGAGAAAGATATGATGGCACTATTTCAAGTACTACTAGTGATATTCATGCTGCAAGCAGCGAGTCCCTTCGTAGCGCCGACTATAGAAGAGCCTCCCGCAGAAGCGGAAGAGTAAAATGAAACGGCAAAACCCTGTAGCTAAAGCTTTACATAACCCTAGGTTTAAGCTCAGGGTTATTGCTGACAAAACTAAAAAGATATTTAGAAAAAGAAAACATAAAAAGAATTACAGAAAGGATTCATAATGAGTTCATGGCCTAATGATATAGCAGACATGCATAATAAATTTGGTGTAACTAAGTGGGTTAACGAAGCATCGTTCCATAAACAAAGTGAACTACTAAAACTTCGTATGCGTATGCTATTAGAAGAATTTCAAGAAACAATGGATGCATATTTACAAGAAGACAAGCAAGAGTTTGTTGACGGTCTTGTAGATCTGTGCGTCATTGCTATTGGTACTATGCAGATTGCAGGAGTTGATCCACAAGAAGCATGGAACGAAGTACTACATGCAAATAAATCTAAAGAAGTAGGTATTAAAGAAGGTAGACCTAACAAGCTAGGCTTACCAGACTTAGTTAAACCTTACGATTGGGAAGAACCGTTACATGTAAATAACTTCGGTAGATTAAAACATTTATTTAATGGAGATTAACAATGGATAAAGCAGGACCTAGAAAAGCAGGACCTAAAAAATCAGGAGCTAAGGGTGGAAAGAGAGGATTATGGGATAATATACATGCCAAACGTAAAAGAATAAAGAAAGGATCAGGTGAAAAGATGAGAAAGCCTGGATCTAAGGGTGCTCCTACAGCAGCAGCACTGAAGCGTTCACAAGGACCTAGATAGAAAGGAAAGTAAATGAAATACGCAGTAATGTTTGAACCATTTGATGGACTTGAATATGTATGTAAACCAAAGAAAGATTATCAGTTATCTGGTGATGAGCCAATGTTATTCAATAACAAATACATGGCTCAAATGGAAGCAGATAAATGGAACACAGGTGTAGTAGTAGAATATAAAGAGAAAGGAAAATAATATGGCTAATGCCCGAGGAAAAGAAATAGATGGTACTCATTTAAGTGTAGAGCAAGCAAATGCAAGAGGTTTTCTACATAGAGACTATATAGCACACTGTTTACGTTGGACTAAGATCTGTAAAGATATGAATAAAGGTGCTGCATATAGAACATCTGACATCATAGACGTAGGTTGTGGTAAAGATATGCCACTAGCTAGAACACTTATGACTAGTCGTATGGCGCCTAGATCCTACACAGGTATTGAATGGAATAAGATGGACGTGCCGTCAATGTTTGACAATACTAGCTTTAAACCTAAGTTAATACAAGATGTAGACTTTACAGAACTAGAATTTGAAGATGAAAGCTTTAATGTAGGTGTATGCTTAGAGGTATTAGAACATGTTGAACCACTTAAAGCTATAGCTATAATAGATAAGATGTCTGAAGTTGTAGGACCATCAGGTGTATGCTACTTTTCAACACCATGTTACGATGAAAAGGTAGGTCATGCAGATAATCATGTTAACGAAATGACTTATGAAGCTGTGGGTTCTTTACTAGAAGCTAGAGGTTATCATATTGTAGAACACTATGGTACATTTGCTTCAATGAAAGACTATAAACCTCATATGGATGAAGCAACAAAAGTAATGTTTGATAGCCTTAGAGAATATTATGACACAAACTATCTTGCTACTATATTTGCGCCCTTATATCCTGAACATTCACGTAATGTAATATGGAAGTGTGTACCTCAAAGTATAGGACCTACAGTTACGCGATTTCCTGAAATGAAGAACTACACTCATAGACTCGGATCATCAGAGAAATGGGAGGATTTACTCAGTGTTTAGCATAAGAGAAATGATAAGACGTAGACGTAATCTTAATAACACTATAAAAACTTTATCAGGACTAAGCGATAGAGATCTACAAGATATTGGGTTACATAGAGGTGATATAGAAAGTATCGCCAGGTCAGTAATAGACGTACATAGAACAGTTAGAGATTCATCGGAAAGGACAACAGATGTTGACAACACAAATAAAAGTAACAAGTGATTTTCTAAAACATAGAGCTGAGAAAGAAGCTATGTATAATAAACGTGGTAGAGATCATAAAAGATTTCTTATGGATCTCGACTGTGAAATATACGAGTGGTACAAGATTGATAATGGAGAGTGGCAGCCACATAAAGATTGGCGAGTCGATGCTCAGGTATATGATCCAACCAACGAGTATACTCGCAGAAATTTATATGATAGTTATGACGATAAATCTAGAAGTTTTACAGCGTGGTGCAATGTTGATGTTAAGTTTATTAAGAAATGGTACAACATATCTAACACGAAGATGCTTAACTTTGTTAAACAACATAACATCGTTGACTTATATATCTTCATGGAGTGGGTTGAAGAATATGACAGACCCTTACAAGAAGGAGATACAGTGGAAGTCAGACCTGTCGGACAGTTATCCTACACAGATCTTGCAAACCTTATACAAGTCTCAAGAGGTAAATGGGGAGGATTCTATGCTGATGTCAGAAGCGCCGTATGATTTTATTACAGATAAACCACAAAGAATTTATACTTGTATAAAGTGTAAAAAGAAATTTAACCGTATGTATATAGACAAAAGAAGAATATGTCCTATATGCAGCAACAAAGTAGAAACAGAAGATAAATAGAAAGGACATAGCATGAAGTTATGTTATGACATAGAAACGGATGGACTCGATGCTACAAAAATACATTGTCTTGTCGCTAAGAACCTTGAAACGGGTACTATATACAAATTTGCAGATGAAAGTATCAGGTATGCTAACATCATTGACGGAGTCAGACTCCTCGAAAACGCCACGCTACTTGTCGGGCACAACATCATCGGATTCGACAACGTCCAAATAGATAAACTGTATGGTACAAAGTTAAACTCAAAGCGATGCCATGATACATGGATAATGAGTATGACATTGCGATATAAACGTACTCATAAGCACGGTTTAAAGGGCTGGGGTGAACACATTAATAATTCTAAAATAGACTTCGATAATTGGGAAGAGTACTCTAAAGAAATGATGAGATACTGTGTCCAAGATGTTGAACTAAATGCTAAAGTTTATGATAAATTACTAGAAGAATTTAGATTAATTAATGAACGTAACCCATTGATAGCAAAGGGTTTATCAGTAGAATTAGATGCTGCTAAATTCAACGCTCGTTGCAGAACAGATGGCTGGAACTTTGATATAGAGAAAGCTAAAAGCTCTGTAAAACGTATGACTATTCGTATGAACGAGATTGAATACGAAATAGAACCTCAACTAGGTACTAGAAAGATATTCATAGATAAAGAACCTAAAACTCCTAAGTTTAAGAAGAACGGAGAGTATACTACAACTACTATAAGAATGTTACGTGAATACTTCAACAAAGAAGTAATGGCTACTGATACACATCTTATGCCAGCTGGAGAAACATTCCAAAGATTTAGAGTAGAGGACGTTACACTAGGATCTATGGATCTAGTTAAAGACTGGCTTATTACACAAGGCTGGGTTCCAGATGAGTATCAAAAGAAGAAAGTAGGATTCCAGTGGGTAACGACTGGTCCTAAGTTAACATCTACATCTTTACATAAGATGGGTAAAATAGGAGAAATGATAGATGATTACTATACATTACGAAACCGTCGTTCTGTACTCAGTACTTGGCTTGAGTGCGTTCGTAATAATCGGTTGCATGGCAATATGTGGACTATTGGTACACCGACATTTCGAGCCAGGCATGAGGTTATTGTTAATCTACCTGCGGTATCTGCTGCTTGGGGCAAAGAGCTTCGAGAAGTATTCAAAGCGGACGAAGGAGAAGTCTTAGTAGGTGCTGACTCATCAGGCAATCAACTAAGAGGTTTATGCCATTACGTAAACAATACAACGTTTACTAAGGAAGTTATATACGGTGATCAGCATCAACGAAATGCAGATGTATTAAGAACAGATAGGAATAAAGCTAAAACTTTCTTATATGCATACTTGTTTGGTGCTGGCGATGCTAAGCTAGGTCAAAGCTTAACTGGTAAACTAAATGCAGCTAAAGGTAAACAAGCTCGTGACGACTTTGCTAAGTCTATTAAAGGACTAGCTGAACTAAAGCGTAAACTAAGTTATGCATGGCATAATAGCAAACACGCTACAGGAGAAGGGTCTTTCCCTGCTGTAGATGGTAGACCTATATTCTGCCCAGCTGAACATCAAACTTTAAACTACTTATTACAATCTATGGAAGGTATAAGTTGTAAGGCTGCACTTTCCTATGCTATGAGTGAGGTTGATAGGCAAGGATTAAGAGCTAAGCCCCGACTATTCTATCATGACGAGCTAGCATTTACATCGCATCCTGATGATGCAGATAAGGTAGGTAAAATATTACAAGATGCATTTACTGAAGCACCTAAATGGTTTGGAATTAATTGTATGAACGGTGGTGATTATATGAAAGGAAAATCTTATGCAGACATCCACTAAACACGACGACATTTCGACTGACTCTATAGTCTTAGTCGACGCAGACTCTATATACTTTAGATCTGCGTGTGTGTCAAAGAAGAAGAACGATATACGAAAGAATATTGATAAGTTAATGACAGAAATAGAAGCTACCTGTATGATGGGTGATCTTCGTGTAGCTGTCAAAGGTCAAGGTAACTTTCGTAAAGACTTATATAAAGAATATAAGGCTAATCGTAAAGAACTAGATGAAGATCTAAAAGAAGCCTTAAAATATGGTCATGCACATATGACTTCTAAATGGGATGCTGTTGAAGCTCACGGTATGGAAGCAGATGACTTAGTAGCTATATGGGCTTATGAAGCTAGAGAACTAGAAAAACCTTACTTCATAGTAGGCATAGATAAAGACCTGCTTCAAATACCAGGTAACCACTATAACTTTAACAAGAAAGAACATAGCTTTGTTGATGATGATGCAGCTGACTTTAACTTACATATACAATGCTTAATAGGTGATACAAGTGATAACATCCCTGGCATTAAAGGTATAGGTAAAGTTAAAGCTACTAAGATACTTAATGGAATACCTATGGGAGATCGCTATAAGCACGTAGAAAAGGCGTGGCTAGATCATAAAGCAGGTGATCCAGGTATAACTAAAAGGCTATTAACTATGCTAAAATCATGGAAGGAATATGACGACATTAGACAACAGATTCAAGACGAAGCCTCTGTCTGCGAACAAGATGTTCGGAGCGAGGGGCAAGAGGACATTCAAAAGTCCTGAATATGTTGCGTATCAGAATGAGATACGCGATGACTTAATGGGAACGGATTGGCCATTCAAGACTGATCCGGTCTCATTCATTGTAAACGCCGGCTTATCTAATAGAGGAGCCGATATTGATAACGTAATAAAACCTATCTTAGATACGTATCAAGGTATCTTTGAACAGTTTAATGATAACAAGGTATACTATGTCGAACTACACAAAGAAATCGTTAGCAAGGGAGAAGAGTTTCTCAGGATTAGAGTTACCTCCCATAACGGAGCTTGAAGAATATAATAATATTAAATCAAAGAAACAAAAGAGGATTAGTAATAAACTTAAAGCGTCTAAAGAAAGACGAGTAAGAAGATTACACAGAGAAGAAAGATGGAATTAAATGGCTTATGTACAAACAGCATGTCCGCACTGCAACTCATCGGACGCGTACACTATATATGATGACGGAGCTTATTGCTTCTCATGCCAATACTCAACTAAAAAGAAAGAAGGTAATATGAAGGATATAATAGAGGAAGATAATGATTCAGGGTTTACGTTTATAGAGAATATAGATAGTTACAAAAGCTATCCTATATCTTCTAGAGGTATATCAAAAGAAGTTGTAGACTACTTTAATGTAAAGATGTCTGTGGATTGTAATGGTAAACCCGCTTCACATTTCTACCCTTATACTAAGAACGGAGCTGTAGTAGCTTATAAAGAAAGAATACTCCCTAAAGACTTTAGAACTCATGGAGATTTTAAGAAGACAGAACTATTCGGACAGTCACAAGCTATAGGTAGTAAAACACTCGTTATAACTGAAGGCGAGCTAGATTGTATGGCTGTAGCAGAAGCGTTTTCAAAACAATATAAAGGTAAGATATTTCCTGTGGTTTCATTACCATCTGCAACAGGTACACGCGCATTACTAGATCAACGTGACTGGGTTAATGGATTTGAGAGCGTAATACTTATGCTAGACAACGATGAAGCTGGTAAGAAATCACTTGAATCATGTGCTAAAATTATCGGTGCTGGGAAGGTTAAGATAGCCTCTCTTAGAGGTAAAGATCCTTGTGAATCACTACGTAAGTACGGGCATCAAGCCATACTACAGGCCATCTGGGATGCACAGACATGGTCTCCTGCAGGTATAATGGTAGGTGATGATATATGGGCTGAGTTTAAAGCAAGGCAAGCTACCGAATCTATACCGTATCCTAATTGTTTAGATGGAATTAACGATAAAGTTAAAGGTATTAGACAAGGTGAGATTACTTTGTTCACCTCAGGTACAGGCTCAGGTAAATCAACTGTAATTAAAGAGATTGTACTTGATTTACTAGAAAAGACTGACGATAAGATAGGTCTTATATCTCTCGAAGAATCAGTAGGTGATACAGCAGAGAAGTTTATATCAATGCAGCTGCAAAGACCTGTAATGGATCCACCTCCTCTTACTGACCACCAGCTAAGAATCGGATTCGATGCTGTGTTTGGTGATGATAGACTCGTATTGTTAGATCATCAAGGATCTGTAGGTGATTCAAGTCTTACTGATAAGATAGAGTATATGGCTCTGATGGGATGTAAGTATCTAGTGCTAGATCATATTACTATTGCTGTATCAGAAGGTACAGAAGGTTTATCAGGTAACGAAGCTATAGATAAAATGATGTCTGACTTACTTAAGATAGTAAAGAAACATAATGTATGGCTTGGATTAATATCTCACCTACGTAAATCTCAATCAGGAGCTTCATCATTCGAAGAAGGTAAGTTTGCTTCTATCGATGACATTAAAGGTTCAGGTTCTATCAAACAAATATCATTTGATATAATTAGTTTTGCTAGAAACTTAGTAGCTGATGATCCTACAGACCGTAACACCATACGGTTTAGAGTACTGAAATCTAGATTTACAGGACTGACTGGTAATGCAGGTGCTGCAGTGTACAATATAAATACAACTAGATTAAGTAAGGTGAAAGATGAATTCGAATTCCAAACAGGAGCGTTATGATAAAATATATTTAACGGTAGCTCACGTGTTTAGTCAGCTATCGTTCGATGATGATATAAAAGTTGGAAGCATCATAGTCCGTAATGGGCAGGTGCTTTCACAAGGGTTTAACGGTATGCCAACAGGTATGTGTAATCACACAAGACACTCTGATGGTATGACTAGGCCTGAGGTTATCCACTCAGAAGCTAATGCACTTATGAAGTTAGCTAAAACAGGTGGCAGCTCTGAAGGAGCTACAATATATACTACACACTCGCCTTGCATTGAGTGTGCTAAACTTATACTACAAGCAGGGATTATTAGAGTAGTATACGACGAGACGTATGATAGCTACGCGCTACAATTTTTAAAAGAAAGAGGACTTGATGTCAAAACCTATAGATCAGGTAACCAACTACCTCTTAGAGAAAGTGGATGGGATAAATATAAACAATCCTAAAGCTAACTCTGGTGGGGTATTATTAAAGTTACATAAAAATTATAAAGAAGACATGGATATATTTGTTAACTCCGCACTGCAGACTATACAAATATTATTTACTAAAGATACAAGTGATAGCCCTGCAGGTACAGCACAGTTAACTAATACATCATTTAAAATAGGTCAACACATACATAGACTACTAAAACGAGATAAGTTACCTTGGTCTATGGAGTTAAGACTAGGTGATTTATTTGTAGAAGGATTTTATAACTGTGGTTTTATAGACCTGTACTATCCAAGAATAAGGGATAGCAGCCATATAATATCTGCTACACCTAAGTGGATAGAGCTTGCTGATCTACATGAAGCAACTACAAGAATAAATCTAACTGCTACTAGGACTACAATACCTAAGTCTATAACTTCTATGGTACAAAACGATAGACACTTAGTTATTAAGAATAAGTTAAAGGACGATCACTTAGATCTAAAGCAACCATATATAAATGCTATGAATAAGCTACAGAAAACTGGCTGGCGTATAAATAGAAAAGTATATGACGCATTACTTAATAGCAAGAGTACGTTCTTACGCGAAGAACCTTATGAGAATAACGATGTAAAAGAAATGAAACGACGTAGTAAAGTTATGGAATGGAAGTTCATTACATCTAAGGCTAAGCTACTAAAGGATCATGATGTGTTTTACCAATACGTAGATGCAGATTATCGTGGTAGAATCTATTACATAGAACCCTTCTTAAACTTTCAAGGATCTGATTTATCTAGGGGTATGTTGAAGTTTGCTAGAGGTAAGCCAATGACAGACAGTGGTTTATTCTGGTTAGCAGTGCATACAGCTGTCAGCTATAACGAAAGCTACAAGATAGACGAGATACCTGAGTGGACTGAGCAAGACTATAAAGGTTATCTTAAATCAGAAGGACTAGAAGATATATCTGTAGATAAAATGACTTTAGAAGATAGAGTTAACTGGGTAAACAATAACATGGATTGGATAGTTGAATTAGGACGTACTACTTCTTTTGTACCATGCGAGAAGACTGTATCATTCTTAGCGTGTTGTGTGGAATGGTACGACTACCATGAAGCTAAGAAAGATCATAGACTACACATGTCACATTTACCTATACCTATCGACGGCAGCAACAACGGTTGGCAGCACTTAGGATCTATGTCTAAGGATACTCAGACAGGCGATCTTGTTGGGTTAATACCTACTGTAATACAAAAAGATTTCTACGTGCAGGCAGCTAAAGAGTTAATTAAGCTTACTGAAGATGATAGATTAAAAAGCATACTAAACTCTATGCCTATGAAACATATACGTAAGGGTATAACTAAACGCGGATCAATGACAAGAGCTTATTCTGCAGGTGCTAGTAAGATTGCAGAGAACATGTTCTTTGATTCTAAAGTAGAAGACTACCATACTATATATGGTATCACACAAGATGACTGTAACAAGTTTGCTAAGATTCTAATCAAAGCAATAGACAAAGTATGTCCAGGACCACTAAGTACTATGTCATACTTACAGCAGCTAGCTCTATTTGAGATAGGAAAGTATGTAAAGTTTTCTCCAGAAGGAGAGATAGCAGGTAAAGAATATTCAGATGTTATCGCCAGACAGAAAGAACTTTATATAAAGAAAGATAAGACAGATGAGGAACTAGAAGAGTTGAGTAAGCTAGTTCAATTTATAAACTCATATGAATCTAGATTAGTATACGGTAATGGTAAAGATAAACTATGCTGGACAACCCCATCAGGGTTTCCAGTAGAGTATACTAATTTTCAAATGCAAAAGCGTAAAGCTAAAGGTACTATAAGTGGATACACTACGTACAATAAACGTGGCGTTGTACAACACTGTGCCCAAGTAGCAACTAAACTTCCTAGTATAAGAGGATTTATGACAGGAATATCACCTAACTTTGTTCACTCTATGGACGCTAGTCATATGGCACTCGTAATAGACGATTGGAATGGAGAGTTTGGCGCTGTGCACGATAGTTTTTCAACACATGCTTGTGATGTAGAGCTATTACTTGCTCACACTAAACGTAAGTTCATAGATATGTACGATGTAGATAACTTCTACAACTACATAGAAGAACAGATAATAACAGATAAAGAAGAAATAGACGTTGAACAACCAGAGTTAGGCAGCCTAAGTATAAATGGCATAGAAGATTCTGATTATTTCTTCGCATAAAAGGAGGTTAACATGGCCATAAAAGAAGGAGTAAAAATAAATCATAACTACTTAGCGTTACGCGGAGTAGACGTAGATGATGTAGAACTACAAGAGGAGTATCCTCAGATACCAGACGATGCGTTGTATACACCTAGAATTAATGATATAATGTTAGACATAACATATAAGCTAAACCTAGAAGCAGGTGTATCAGAAGAAGATGCGACTGTGAAAAAGAAAGAAGCTGAAAGAGGTATAAAAGAACTATACGCTAAGAACGGATTACTTTAAATAAAAAACCCCAATAGATTTCCATGTGGATTTCTATCGGGGTTATTTTTTTTATAGGTCGTATTGTCTAGGTATCATACGTCCGCTTCTAGATTTAAAACCGTTTTTCTTTAAGGCTTCAGCTAACTTCTTCTTGTTAGCGTTAGTCTTGCTTATCATTCTATTCATACGATTCTCAAAGTCTAGTAGTCTGTAAAATTCTTCAACGAAAGCATAGTATTGTCTGTAAGTTGTTTCACTTGCAAACTGTTCTAATGGAGGAAGATCATAGTCTTTTTTATGAATGTTGTACTTAAATCCAGCTTTATTCATAGCTCTATACATTCCTCTAGCAAACTCTTCTGCTTGATTAAAGAATTCTTGACTATCCGTAGTTATAGGTCTTCCATTATTATCTACCTTACCTTCAGGTTTAGCAGCCATCTTACTTAACTGTTTAGTTAATGGTGACTTAGCAAAGTTAGGTTTTTCTGTACCATCCTTCTGCTTAATAAACTCTGTTGGTGATAGTACCTGATGCATGTACCCAGCTTTAATTAAAGGTATAGGTGAGTCACCCATCTCTTCAAGAACTTTAGCTTTGTTCTTTCTAAATTTCTTCATACTAGCTACAGTAGAATCTCTCATAGCTTGTAGATAAGAGTACTTCATAGACTCGTTAAACCAATTATTATTTATCTCATCTAATACTACGTGCATATTACCTGCAGTTACTTTAACAGCATCATATATACTAAACATATATGGCTGACCACCACTTGCATTCGATATATCATTCCATGATTTACCTGTTGCAGTCTTTACGATTGTAACAGCATCAAGCGCCTGTATAGGTCCAGGTAAAGAACCACCATAAGCAAACCTACCAAACTGCTGTCCGCCTGGTACTGTCGCTGCGGCAGACGCAGTCATACGTCTCTTATAATGTACAGCTTTTCTAGCTTGCTTCCTAAGTAAAGGCTTCTTAGTATCTGGATCAACAAGAAATTTACCTTCAGCGTCATAACCTTCTGGTTCATATATATTAAAGGTAGTTACATCAGCAGTAGCTTGACCTTCAGATACATATCTACCATAAGCACCTCTGCCTATTGGTAATTCAATACTAAAGTTTTCATCCATTGCTGCATGAATACCGGCGGCTGCGCGTACTAATCGTCTTGATTGTATAGCATCAGTGGACATAGTATCTTCAAGTGAAGTAGAATACTTTTCGTTTATAACTCTAGATAACGCTTCTAAATCATTATCAAAAGCTGCTTGACTCATTAGATAATTATATGCATTTAATAACTTAGGATTATCATACTCTAACTTTAAATTAAGACCATCTCTAAACTTAATCCAGAAACTCTGCAACTCCATACCATAACCGTAAACCATAGTAGTACTTTTGTTTATAGCTTTCTCAGAGTATAGTTCAGTAGCTAGTACATTTAAGTGTGTAGTCATATCAATACCTTTATCGGTATCTTGTGAAACATTATTCCAGCCGTCTCCTAAAGATGCAAGAGCAGATCTAGCAACAACATCTCTAACATCACCATCATCAAGCAAATCACCTACATCGTTTTCTCTTATAACGCCGGTACGCTTAGCTGTCTGTTGATGACCCATTTGTACAGCGTTAGACGCAATACCATTAGTAATACCATCAGGATAAGCATTAAAGAATGTAGTAAAGTTTTTACCAGCTGTTCTTGCGTCCATGTAGTTAGCAAAGTCTATTAAACCATCTATGTATACTAAACCTTCAAAGCCACCTTTATCTTTAATAGCAGCCATAAGTCCACCATGTTGTTGTGGATCTAACTGAAGATTACCTGCAACTCTGTTAGCTGCGTCGGTAGGCCATGCAGGATCATTAATAGGTATCTTATTAGCTATAGCATCAGCAACTATTTCGTAGTCGCTATCACTTACATTCTGTAGTTCTCTTAGTATATTACCCCACTCTCTTAGTTGTGGAGTTGCTGCTCTTAACATCTCTTCTCTTACCTTAGGCATCTTCTTAGATGTACCATCAACTAATATAGATGAATACATTTCTCGTAAGTTCTTCTCTTGTATAGATGCAGGTTTTATTACATCAGGTCTAGCAGATCTAGTTACAAACCTAGTTACCTTAGACGTAACAGGATTAAAGTAAGTTTGCTGAGGTATAATACGTTGGTTATACCCTAAACTAGCGAATGTTAAGAAACTTATTTGATTCCTTGCTGCTTGAATAGCATGAACTTGCTGAGCATAGCTATCCATACCACTATCCATAACTTCTTTAGCATTGTAAAGATAACTTACATGTATATCAGGTTTACCCTCAGCAGGATGAGTGTAATAACCTATCTCATCGTTATATACATAACCTTCTTTAAGCATCTCATTGATTTGAAACTTTTCTTTAGCAGAGTATTCTTTACTTTTAGTCTCACCCATACCGTGTATTTCAGCTTCCCAAGACATAACATCATTAGTATTTAAGTGTCTAAGTAATGTTGCAAGAAGTATTTTATTTCTACGTTTATCAACTACATGGCCAACAGATCCTAAGTTTCTAAATGCTGTAAGTATTTCTTTTACTTGCTTCTCACCTACAGGACCTAACACTGTCTTAGTAAAGTTAGCCATATCTCCTTCACTAATAGTACCAGACAACATAGGAGCTGATAGTGGTTTTATAATCTGCTTAGGAAACAACGCCTGACGTAAAGCTTGTCCAGCTAAAAGCTTAGGTACAGCATCATCGAGTAGTCTAAACTCTGTTTGTTTAAACTTAGTCTCAACGCGTTGTAGTATATCAGGATTAATATTAGCATACAGTTCTTTATAAGCTGAACCTAATGTCTCTGCTTCTTCTCTAGTTAGTTTAGTCTGTTCAATATCAGGATTAAGACGTAACCACTCTTGGTGTATCTGATTACCTAAAGCTCCATTACCTGCAGCCATAGTTACTTTAACACCTGCTGTTAGACGCTTACGCTCTGCAGCAACTTGCTCTTCCGCCAGCATTTTTTCTCTGGTTTCATCAGTTACTTTCTGACCAGTAATAGGATCAACTTCAAAATCATCTACAGCTAAATATGTTCTATCAGCGATAGCATTTTCAGTTGTAAGTAAAGCTACTCTATCATAGTCTTGTGAAGGCATATGAGATCCTTCATCTATATCTTTATTGTAAGCTAGACCTCCACCTTTCATGATAGCTCTAGTTAACTTAAGATCATATGGCTCTCCAGTCTTATCATTAAATTGAGTTTGTTGTGCGACTGACGCTTGTTGTGTTGCAACATCAACTGACTGCTGTGGTGGTGGAGTATACACACCGTCAACGTTAGTGCCTTTACCAACTTTTGCTGCATCAGGATATGTCTGACCTACCGGATTAGTACCTAGTCTAAACAGTCCATTAGTATGTATATTAATTAATCCTTTCTTAAGACGTTCTGTTAAACCACCATCATCCGTTGAATCACTTTTAAATTCTTGGCCACCAAAGAAAGTACTCTTAGTAGGCTGTTCTTCTTTAGCTATAAAATCGTAACTGCGCCGCTCTCCAGCTCTTTGGGCTGCTCGACGTTCTCTTAGATTTGATCTGTATAGTTCATCTGGAACTACACCTTCACGCATATCCTCGTCAGTGTACCTTACATCAGGAGTACTAATTAAAGTGTCTCCTCTAAGGTTCTTATCTATGTTTGCACCTTCTGCTTTAGCTTGCTCTATTTCTGCAGGAGTTATGTTTATTACGCTATCAAGAAAAGCCTTTACCTCTGGCTCTTGTCCAGTTAATTGCTGACCTGCAAATGCTCTTGCTGCTTTTTGTTTTAATGCTTGTTCAGCATCTCCTCCGCCCACTATTGGTTGGACACGGGTCGATACATTAATCTTTGCCATTATTCTATTCCACCTTTAAAGTTCCATCTGTCTGCAAATTTTCCCCATTGAGTACCCACTTGATTAAATGGTGCAACAACAGGAAGTAACTTAGTACCTAGTCTTACAGATTCTCCTACATCACCTTCAGAGAATTTACGCATAGCACCTAATACTCTTTTACCATAGCCTATAGCAGGAGCTTCACTTGCAGTAGTGTCAAACACCCACGCAGTAGGACCTGATCCAGATCTATAATCGTACAAAGGCATGAACTGATCTATAATCCTTTCACTTGTACCTAATAATCCAGAAGATCTTACACCTCTTTGGTAATACTCAGCTTCATCTAAGTAAGGAGTAGACTCTCCATACTTAAGTAAATCCTTAAGATACTGTGAAGCAAAGCTAAGCATAATCATTGTCGCCATAGTAGCAAACGCATTATACTTTAATGCTGGAGTACCTCGTTTGATATACTCACCCCATAACTTAGGTATATGGTTAGCTGTAAAAGTAGCTATAAACCCTTGAAATTGAAAGAATAAAGCAAACCGTGGATCTTGATAGAACAACGGTCTGTTAGCAGCATCAGGTAATGCAACGGCATCTCTAATAAAATTAAAGGTAGCTTCTTGTATTTGCTTACCTAGCATTTCTTCTTTAAACTTAACATCAGTAAATACTTTTTGAGCAGACTTATTGCTTACAGTTATTTCGCCAGTAGGATTAAGTGCTGTTAAGTCTTTACCAGTAGCTATTAAGTCTGAATCAAACATTAGGTCAACAATATTGTTAGGTCCGTTTATACGAACACCTAAATCACGTAATTGTTGCTCAGCTTCTTGCACAGATCTTGTCTTAGGATCTCCACTTTGACGATGTAAATGTATTTCTTCTACTCTATTATATAAGAAGTCTCCAAACAAAGAAGCTCTCATAGCTCTAGGTAAGTTAGTAATACCGGTTAAACCATTCCATTTAAAGAAAGCTTCAAAGTACATCTGCTGTGCTGCATTAGTTTCAGTAACACCTGTAACTGTAGCTGCGCCTACTGACCAGTCATATAGACCTAATTCTCTAAGTCTTTGCTGGCCCCAAGAGAATATATCGTTAGAGGATCTTTGGGTACCTAAGTCTGCTACCTCTTTAGTTCCATCCCATATCGCTTTACCTAGCTCTCTGCCTATACCTTTTAATCCAGTATGTTGACCATCTTTACCTTTCTTAGTACTGAATATTTCTTCAGCTGTTAAGCCTTTAGTTACAAGACCTAACTCAACTGTAGATGATATTGCAGCTAGAGGTAACGATGCAAATGTACTTAATGTTAAGAAGTTTCTTTGCAACCTTTGTAGTTTCTTACCCATCTCTGTGGTAGGTCTATTATAGTTACCAGAGTCTGAATCAAGTACGTCTTTAACTAGTCGAGCAATCTTATTTACTTTCTCTCTAGGAGCACCATCTAAGTATTCAGCTTCATGAAGTAAAGTATTTATAATTTTAGAGTTCTCACCTATAAACTTACGATGTCCTATAAATCTAGCAGCTTGTTTAGACGCTTGACTAATATTATTATATAGGTCTTGCTCCATAAACTTAGCAAACTTAGGATTCTCAGCTAGGTTTAATGATCTCTTTCTATGAGCAGAAGGTATAATACCTTGGTTAGTAACACTAAACTCCGCAGATTCTAAATCATATACTTCGTTGTTATCTATTAACTCATCAGTACTTTTCTTAGCTTTATCAGGAGTATAGTTATATTCTTCTTGAAGTAACTTCTGAAACTCTGCTTTATTTTTATATACACTACGCTTATTTATACCTTTAAATCTAAACAAGTAGTTAGGAATAAATCCCATCTTAGCACCAGCGTTTACCTGATCTCTATGTAATTTATTAGAGAGTAGTTCTATAAGCTTAGCGTTATCTACTAAGTTCTGTCTATTAGGTAAGTCTTTAGGTACAAGGTTTTCATCAAACTTATTCTTTCTAGAATACTTATTAACAAAATTTAATAGTGTATGACTAGCTCTTTCTCTTGCTTTAATATTAAGTCTACCAGCTTCTCCCATTTCTTTAAAGAACATTTTATCTGGTTTAACCATATTCTTATAGATAGCAACACGATGATGCTTAGTTGACATGAAGTTTTCACCATCATATACTCTTTGCAACACACCACCAAGTAAGTCTCTTAACCTTCTTAATGATCTATACATTGTAGCATCGGCATTGCTTATAGCATTAGGAACAGAACCTTGGAATAACCCTAGAGGATTCATAAGCCGCTCTTTACTCTCATCAACAATACCTTGTTTCTTACGACGATCTATTTCTTCATCATATCTAATCATGATATGTTCAGGTTCACTATTTAAACTCTTAGATCCTTTACCTCTCTTATACTTATCATGCCTTACAGCTGCATCAGCAGCATTCTCTTCGTTAGACTTCATTCCTTCTTTAGAATTCGCTTCTAACTCTGACAGCATAGAAGCAACAGATAAATCTTTCTCATGAGCAGGTGCTAACCTATACTTAACATCAGTCCAGCCAGCATAGTTTTGTACAGAACCTAAAGTTGCTATACCACCACCTAACATTGCGCCTGCAACCATACCTTCTGTGGTACGAGATACTAGCTCTTCCATATTTATTACGCCGTGGCCTATGTCCATGTGGTGCGCTGATAGATAAGCTGTAGCTTCTTGTAGACCCTCTGTAACACTTTCCACAGTACCTGCTTTAGCTTGTCTTTTAATTAAGTCTAAGAACACTTGTTTAGCAGCTAACTGTTTAGATGCTTCATTCGCTGCATCACCTGCAAACTTAGCTAAAGATAGTCTTGTTGCTCTACCTATCTCTTGTCTAGCTTGAGCCCCACTCATACCTTTATTAACTAACTCTTTATAAGCTTTTTGAAATAAATCTTTACTAGCTATAGGTGACTTCATAATATACCTAAGACCTAGTAGATCTAATGCCATTTGTGTTACACCAGATATAGCTGCAACACCAACGTTCTTATTCTTATCGTCCATCTCGTTATACGTTTGACCAGCGTATAGAGATGACGGTACTGCTAGAGATGCTCCCATAGTAGCAGGAGCAGCAAAGTAAGCAGCTGCTGTTATACCCATGTAAGGTACAGACATAGCTATCATATTAGTAAAGTATTCTAAACCACTGTAGAAACCATCTACATCTTTATAAGACTGTATAGAATCAGCGTAAGGTTCAATTTGCCTACGTGCTCTTTCAACTCCCATCTCACCTATATGAGAGATAGCTTCTATATTTGTTAAATCACCGGCAGCTAGTAGTGCACCGAACGATGCTTCTCTTACACCAACCCAAGTCTTACTCCAAGTATCACTCATAGGATTTAAAGCTTTATTAAGAAGAGTTCTATCACTACTTCTAGATACAACTTCAGCATCAGTAAAGTAATTACCTAGACCCATATCTCGCATATACTTTAGCTCTCTTTCATCTTGAGCTATAAGTTTTATACCTGCTTTCCTATATCCTTCTTTGTCTAATGCAGTTAGTATTTCATCTCTTGCACGAGACCACTCATCTTCTTCGTATACACCTGATGTAAATTCTTCTTGTCTTCTTTGTTGTTCTAACTCAAAGAATATTCTGTTCTCTTGAGATGTATATTTAGTAGGATTCTGTATACCTTCACTAAGTAACTTACGTTTCCATGATTGACCTTGATCGTTATATAGATCTCCTAAGTATCTATTCTTAGTATTATCTATTATCGGTCTACCGCTACTATCACGGCGTAACCTAAGTTCAGTATAACCCATCTCATTTGCAAGACGAGTTAATACATTTGCTTCTGTTTCACCGCCTGCAGTACCAGCTTTATATTCACCTTCAATCCACTTAGGTACTTCTTGTGTATCATAGCCTTCAAGTCTAATAGGTTTATCTATGTCAGGGTGAATAACGGTATCACCATCAACAGCTTCCATAACTCCAATCTTATTAGGAGTGTAATCAATTATAGATTGTAGGAAGTTTTGTACTTCTATTTCTGCCATTTATGACTCCATTCTATGTAGCGTTAATACCACCTGCTCTCATGAACTCGTATAAAGGAGTAGTCTGAGGTTTCATTGACTGAGCTGATATTCTAAACTTATCGTTCTTATTAAGAAAATCTAATTCACTCATATCATCTGGTTTATTTAATAATATTCTATCTAGATATATTTGATAGTTCTTATTAGCGTTAGCTACAATCATTGTATCCATCATAACTGAATTATAATTTGCTAAATCAGGATTAGCTTTTATAGCTGTCTGACGTACATTAGAAATAGCTATCTTTAAATCACCCGTAGGAATGTAGTCACCTTCAGCGTTCTTAAATGCTACACCGCTAACTCCAGTACCTTCAGTAACAACTGTAACGTATGTCTGATCTAAGTAAGGTTTTATAGAACCATAACCAGCTTTCTTATCTGGATCCTTTTTCTTTTCTTGCTTCATCATCTGAACAGCCATGTTAAGCATGTCAGCCGAGGTGTCTGCAGGAATGTCATTATCTATAGTCCAATTTCCCCATTGAAGACCAGCCTTCTGTTCATTAAAGTTTTCAAAGATTCTCTTCTCAACACCATCGTCATCTACAACTGATAACTCTGGCTTAACTAATTTTGCACCTAACTCTTGTAGTCTAGCTACTTCCTTAGTATACTTATCACCACCAGACCTAAACCTACTACCATCAGTAGTAAAGCCTTGAGTAGGATCGAAGGCTACCCATATACGTTTTCCTGGATTATCAGGATCAGCTATTTGAATCTTCCAACCAGAACCATCCTCACCTATCTTATACTTTCTAGCCATTACTTTAAGTTCTTTACCACCAGGAAGGCGTTTGTAAAAAGTTTCATATGTATTAGTAGGAGTAACTGATGTACCAATAAGTTCTAAATCATTTAAATTCCTAGTCTTAGCGTACTTAGCAATAGAAGAAGGCTTATGTTTACCAGCCTTCATGTAGGCTGCAACAGTTGCTTCATGCTGATCTTGTTTACCTAAGTAATACTTACCCGCCATAGCACCTGCTTGATTACCTGAGGCTCCAAATATCCTAGCGCCTAAGTAAATTGTTATAGCTCTTACTAAATCTTTCTTATTAAAGATGTCTCCAAATATATCTTTTAAGAAGCTCTTTGCGCCTTCCCACTGAGGACTACCTTGTTTTACTTTACTACCAGCTTTTTCTACCGCACCAGATTTAATAGCTTCTTCTAGTTTTCTACCGATAGGAACTTTTGATGTTAATACTTTTGTAGTTTCTTCTACCTTTTTATCATCTGTAGTCTTATCATCATTTAATGCTTTCTTTTGCTCATCAATTGATGTTTCTAACTCTGGTATCAACTCATTTAACTGCGCTATATGTAATGGATTACCAGCATTATTTAATTCTTTTCTTAACTTAGCTAGTTCTAACTCTGAGTTACGTAAAGAATTTTTATCTATTATATTACCAATTGTCTTATAGCTTTCGTTATCTTTATTTAGTATTGCATTATATCTTTCTATATCAGAATTAGCTTTTTCAATTATAGCTATAGCCTTTAATCTGTCTTTTTCTGAAGAAGCAAGTTTAAGTATTCTCTCTCCTTCCTGCCTTGATTTCTCTGCTAAAGTAATCTGAGCTTCTATATTCTGTCTTGCAAACTTGTTGATAGTAGGTGGAACATTTTCACCATCTTCCATAATCTCGTTGCCATCCGCGTCGTAAGCTGAGGATAGATCAAAGAAAGGTTGTTTATTATCAGCGTTTACTTGACTTTGTAGCTCATCTATCCTTGTTATAAGACGCTGCTGCTCGCTACTGTTCATTCTATTAAACATCTCAGGATTGTTTCTCATAGCTAAGTATTGACTTAACATTTGAGAAGGATCTTCTCCAGCATAAGCAGGAGGTACAATAGCATTCATCAGCCCACCACTGCGAGGAACTTGTAAATCTAAATTAGAGGTTATGTTATTAAGAGCAATCCTATCTGCACCACCTTGAGGCGATGTACTACGCGGCATTACTTCTGGAGCAGTCGGCACATATCCAGGAGGCATCATGTCAGGTCTAACTACACCAGCACGTAATGATTGAGCATCTGTTATATTCCCCATGAATGCGCCAGGCATAGGTATAGATTGTCTCGGATCTCCATACTGCATATCATTAGCTTCCATAAAGCTATTAGCTCCTGCATCTGACGAGTTCTGTAGTAGATCCTCATCTGATATTATACCAGCTGCTACGTCTTCAGGATTAACGTCACCTAACTTACCTTGATAGTTCATGATGAAGTTCATTATATTATCATCATCTTCCATAGGCATACCTCCATTATTGTATCCTGGTATACCTGCTCCTTTTAACATCATTCCTTTACCGAACGCTTCTAACTTAGGCGCAATATGTGTAGGATAAAAGTAATTTTTCCAGCCTTCTTTTTCTACTTCAATACGGTCTTTTAAACCTGGTATAAAGTCTTCTTTAAAACTATCTATGTAGTACCTTTCAAATTCATCTTTTTCTTTAGCAACACGATCTTTAAAACTATCTATATAGTGCGTTTTAAAATCATCTTTCTCTTGAGCAACACGGTCTTTAAAACTATCTACAAAGTATTCTTTATAGTTCATAGGAATAGGATTTGAAGCTCCACGTACTGGAGGTACAATAGATTTAGTTACCTTTTCTACATAATCAGGATGCTGAGCAAATGTATGTTTACCGAGACGCTTCTTAGCTTTCACATTGTCATACCACCCAGGTAATTTACCATCTTTACGTTGCTGTCTAGTAAGCTCTTCATTTAAAAAGAATTCAGCTCCATTAGTAGGATCTTTTATCTCACCACTTAAGATACCTTCGAGAATACTTGCAGCTTTCTTATATTCTGCAGACGTTTTTATATCAGTATTCTTCTTATCGTACCAGTAGCTATTTGTAGGATCTAGTGTAGAAGTAAACGCATGCTTTTTCTTTATTATATCATGTAGTTTATTACCACCATGCTCTTTTCTATTTGCCTTTTGTCTATTTAAAGCAACATACATAACACCAGCTTGTGATGTAGGGTCTTCACCTCTAGCTTCTGCAGCAGTCATTCTAATTAATAGATCTTTATCTTCATCTGATAATACTATACCACCTGAGTTCATCATTTCAGGAGGAGGTACCAACTTAGGTATAGGTTTGCCTTCTAAGAAAGCTTTATTACGAGCTGCTCTAAGAGCAAGCCCATGGTTATTTTGTGCTACTAATGTCGGACCATAGATCTCCATAGTTTCCTTTGTAGAAACAAATTCGCCTTCAGTCAGCATAGCCGGTTCAGTATCCCTATTTGTAGGGTCTGTTAAACTTTTCATCTGCTACTCTCCTTGTTGCAAAGGTCCTTTCATTTTCTTATAGACATCAGCGTAAGCTTTCATATCTTCTCTTTTAATTTTAGCTTCAGATTCTTTAATAGCGATCTGATTTTTAATACTTAACGGACCAGTTTGTTTTAGAACTCCTTCTCCTACTGGAGATTGAAGCTCAGCTGGCATTTTACTAGAAGTCCTGTTGCCTGATGGAATCCTTACTACAATTGGGCCTTGCGAACCGCGATGGTCAAGACCAGGCTCAGTCTTCCACATACTAGGGTTTGCATCAGCTCTAGCGAAATGTTCTCTATCAACACGGTCGGAGGAAAAGTGCTTTGTAGGATCTCCTACTGGTTCTTGAAGCTCAGCTGGCATATACTTAGAAGTCCTATAGCCTGATCTAATAGGTACAGAATCTAGTCCAAAATACTCACTACGCAAAATACTAGGAGTTGGACCGCCATCATTATACCCTTTACCACAACCAGGACATCCAGGTGTACCACAAGGACAAACCACTCCGCCTTTATTTAAACCAAGTCCTGGAATTAACATAGATGCACCTTTCATAAGTATGTTAGACATAACAGAAGTTCCTGCATCTTGTCCCATCTGTTGGTACCAAGGCTTTTGATATTGACTATTAACTTGATTAGCTGCGAGTGCGCCTTGTAGAGGAGCTATTGGTGCAGGCTTAGCCACTGGCATAACTGCATATGGATCTTCTTGTTCTGCTACTGGTCCACCGTAGCCGTACTTATTAACTTTACCGCCGTAGTTGAATGCAGGACCTGGTGAAAAACCTATACTAGGAGCATTATTACTTGAGCTACCACCAGTTCCACCAACATCTACACCTATTCCTGCGCCGCCTACAGGTCCTACGTTGGGAATAGATATATTACCTTCACCATCAGTAAATGCAGATAAACTACCAGAACCTTCAAGATCTTGAAATGTAGAGCCACCTTCATACATCGGTTGATTCCAACCGTAAGGAGTTACACCCAGAGCGTTAAGAGCACCTGAGTATGTACCGCCTTGAAATGTATTACCAATAGCACCCATACCTCCACCATCGATTGTGTCAGCAAGACCTGTGTAACCTACACCACCTAAACCATCTGATGCTTGACTATCTGGTCCAGCATTATACATCATGTACTCTTCGTATCCAGGTTCTCCTGGTTCAGGTGGACCATCAGAACCTGATCCATTTGAGCTGTCATCACCTTCAGCTTCTTCTTTTTGTTTAGCCATAATATCGCCAATTTTATCTTCAGGTATATATGGATTATACGTATAGTCTAAGTCAACAGGCGCACCTGTGCCAGTTACGTATTGTGCCATTGGTATTGTTGCATTGCCAACAGATCCTGCTTGTATTATACGAGGATCTTCACCTTCTACAGCGTAAGCTTTACCTGAAGCTCTCATCTTTTCTAACATATCTTCATCTAACACTGGAGTTCCACCAGCACCTTGTAATATCTGTGCCATTATTTTGCACCTCCAGCAGGTTTAAGTTGATTCATATTTGTTGTATAATTATTAGCTTGCATATCTACAGGAGGAGCAGTAGCTAAAGGAGCTTGTTGAATAGGCATCCCTTGCATACTTACTTGTTCTTGTTGTAAACCAAAAGCATTAGGACCACCTCGTCCAACAAAAGGTTGCATTTGTTGAGGCGGCATAACAGCAGGGGTTGGCATTGCGCCAGTCGTTCCTTGACCCATTACTTACCTCCTGACGAGACTTTTTCTGTCTTTGATCCTACAGCAGGAGCTCCATACAGACCAAATAATCTTGATATACCTTGATAAGCTGCATCAGCTTCATTCTGTTTCTGTTGTTGTAGTGCAGAGCCAACACCCTCTGTTGCTGCAATACCTTGTCCAAATTGATTACCGATAGTGTTACCAGATCCGATAACGCCTTGAGCGCCTGATAAAGTAGCTGCTCGTCTCTTAGCTAATTCATCAGAAGCCATATCACCAGCGGTCTTAGATAAAGCCGCAGCATTCATAGCTTGTGATCTTGCACCGCCTAAGTTTCCACCCATTGATGCAGCACCTTGAAGTTGGCCTAATTGAGCCATTTGTGCATCACCAATAGTATCTTTCATTGCAGTAATTTGATCACCTAATGCACCAGATCCAAACAAGCCCTTACCTTGAGCTGCGTCTCGGTATGCACCAGCTGCTTGATACGAATCAACGCCTAGCTGATCTAACATACCACCACGTTGACCTAATTCTAGTTTTCTTTTATAAGCATCTTGTTGTGCTTGGGTTAAACCTTCAACATTACTAAGTGCACCCTTATCATATAGATTTGTTGCGGCTTGTGTTGCTGCTTCTACTTGAGGACGTAACCAATCAGGAACACCTGTATTACTTACTACCGTTTGCGCTGGACTTCCACCCATATTATAACTCCTTCATTAAAACCGTAAAAGGTTGTTTATATTCTTTTGGCAAGGCTCTTGCCCAACCTTTCCTGCCATAGACAGATGCATACTTACATCCCATCTGTTTTGCAAATTCTTCAAACTTTTCTAGTATAGGTGGTCCATACTTGAACCAACCCTTACCAGTTGTAGTAACTATAACAAACTCTTTGTACTTAGTGTACGTAAGTATTCTTGTCATAGCAACTGCTTTTAGTTTGCCCTCTTCTTCGAGAACCCAACACTGTGAGATTCCCTTGAGATTTTCAATGAACAAGTCATAGGAAGTTATATCTCCTAGTCCATGCACTAATGATTTCTCTACTTCAGGAGCTATCTCTCCCCATCTAAGGGTTAACTCCTCGTGTCCTAACATCCTCATTATGTATTCCTTATGTTGGCTTTGTAGGCCATGTTACACTATTAGGAAATCCTGCTTGATCAGGTATATCTAATAATGCTTGTCTGTAAGTTGCCCACTCTGTCTGTTTAGTAGAAGACAAAGCGTTCCATCTAATAGGATTCAATGTGTCTATATATAGCTTTAAACGTTTATCTCTTTCTTCTCTTATTTCATTGCTTGATTGTAAAGTATCATAAGCAGTAATATCAGAATCAGATTTATTAACTATAGATCCACTAGTAACAACTTGTTTCTTTGGATGGCTAGATCCTTCTATATAGCTATATCCTGACGGTACATTTGCAGCTATGTTATCAGCTATTGTTGTAATACATCTAAGAATTGAACCATCACTATTTTTATATATTGTATAGGTCTTCATCGTTTAAACTCCTGTACAACTAAGTTAGTTCCTACTTGAACTTCAGGTGTTGTATCTCCACCACCTCCAAAGTTATTAGCGGCTCCTACTGTAATAGTAAATGTGTTAGTTCCCGTTGATGTATTAGCTTCAAATATATTACCTCTCCAAACCCATGATTGTAGTGAACTACTACTTCCAGTATGCGTTTGATCTAAAGAATCAATAACAGTACCATTAAGTTTTACTTTAACATTAGTTGTATTAGCAGGATTACCTTGAGCTGCTTGAGATCCTGTTTGAAAATAAACAACAAAGCTACCCATAAAAGTACTTGGATTAGTACTATTAGCCATTGCTACAGTAAGTACTGTTTCTTCTGTTTGACCGTATTCTTCTGCAGAACTTAACTCTGCTTGAGTACTTCTAGTTACAGCTTGACTATTAATGTTAGCTGTTCCTACAACATTACCGTTTAATGTTAATAGTCCAGAGCTAGGATGCACTGTTATATTAGTTGTAGCATCACCCATAGCAACTATACCAGCACCT